CATTAGCTTTCAGTGTTGATATGTTGTCTTGTAGTCGGTCTATATAGAAAGCTGAACCTGCAAGACTTGAAAGCAGTAATCCACCTAAAATTAGATTGAGCTTGAGTCCCATGTATACACCTGTAATTTCTCTTTTTTACCTTTTGCCTTTATTGGTTTTAAAGGTATTAAATCAAATTCTATAGCATTTTCAGTAGTTTCACCAATCAACAAGTCCACTCCTGCATCTTTTGTCCCACTTTCAAGTCGTGCTGCAACATTAACTGCATCACCGATTGCTGTATAATCAAACCTATCTTGACTGCCACAATTTCCTAGCAAAACATCCCCACTGTTGATTCCTATGCCTATTTGAACAGGAGCTAAACCTTTTGCTTCTAGTTCTTTGTTAAGTTCTTCCATGTTGTTTTGTATATCAATAGCACAAGCAAGTGCTTTGGTTTCGTGATGTTCTAAATCAAGTGGTGCATTGAATATAGCCATCATTGCATCACCAATATATTTATCCACCATACCACCATTTTTTTGGACTGCTTTTTGTTGTGCAGTGAGTGCTTTGTTCATTATGTATGTAACTTCTTCTGGCTCTAAGGTTTCTGACAAAGAGGTAAATCCCCTCACGTCTGTAAAGAGCATGGTGCAATATTTTCTCTCACCACCTAGTTTCAATAGGTCAGGATTGTTTTGGAGTTGTTTTACTTGTCTTGGGTCTAGGTAATGCTCAAACTGTTTCTTTATTTGTTGTCTAAGTTTGTATTGTTCTCTAAAGCGTAAATAGAAAGCTATCGCACTAGTTATAAATTGTGAGATTAAAGTCCAAGAGACATCAATAAGAAGACCTTTTTGAATCATGGCATATCCACCAGAAGCCACAGAAAGCATCAAAAAAACACCTATACCTAATCCCCAAGTAACCCCAAAAGAAGTCAACACAAGCCAAGAGAGAGCCACAAAGCACATAAATATGGCTATTTCTAAGCCAAAACTCCAATCTGGGACACTTGGAGAGTCTGGTATTAAAATTGATTCTGCAAGAGCAGTTTGTATCTTATGTGGTTCTAATAATCCAACTGGTGTTGCGATTTGTGGCATGATGCCACTTGCTGTAAAACCGACAAAAACATATCTGCCCTTCACATCCATTTCTTGCAAAGTTGTTTGTTTGGTATCAACCCAAGATATCCACTTACGCCCTAGACTATCTGTTTTTACAGGAGCTAATCCTTGCACAGTTATCTCTTCAATACCAATATCACTGGTCTTTATAATATAAGTGCTGTTCCCTGCAAGAACCTTCATCACCTCAGTTCCGTAGGCAGAGACAAACCCATCTGGTGTCTGCATAAGTAAAGGTATTCTTCTAACTAAATTATCAACTTCAGTCGGTGCTATAGCTATGCCTTGATTAGAACAGTTTTTTAAGATGTCTATATTTTGAACAACTCCTGTTGATGGTATTCCTGTTGTCTTATTATTTCCAAGTATTACTGTCCCAGACGTTTCTGGATAGTTACCACTGCCATCTTCAAACATACCGATTACAGAGCCACCATAACAAAGCGCATCTGCAAACACTTCAGCACCACCTAATCTATCTGGTTGAGGAAAAGCTAACACCCAACCAACACCTAAAGCTCCTTTTTGTAAAAGTTCTATATGTATCTCAGCAAGTCTTTGTCTCGGTAAAGGATAGCCACCTTCTCTAGCAACGTCTTCCTCTGTAATATTTAGAATTGTGAAAAAACCTGACTCGTCATACTGTTTTACAAAAGCATCAAAAGTTCTTAGCTTTATAACTTCAGTGAATGTTGTTTGTAATAAAAGAGGTGTAATTAATATTGGAAGAATTATGAATATTAATTTTTTCATGTTATATTTGAATTAATCTTTATTAAAGATTTTTTCATTTATTTTGGGTGGTGTCAAAGTTCATAAACCTCAAAAATAGTAGTTTTACGCCACCCACCTCCATCAATTCTCTTGTCTGATTCTAATTACACTGCTGTTGCCACCATTAATTTGAATAGTTCTTGAAACTCCGTCTTGAATAATAATAACTGTATAACTATCATCAGAATCTATATCTATTCTTGCTGTGCTGTTTACACTTCTCAAAATAGTAAGTTTTTCTCCTGTTATAAAAGTTGTGATTTGCGTATCTAAGTCTTGACCAAATTGAGTTCCAGATAATTGAACAGAACCGACATCTGCTTGGAGTTGGTCTTGTTCTTCTTGTATTTCTAGTTCATCTAAGATATCTAGCAGGTCTTCCAGAAAGTTTACATCTAAGTAGTTGATATCTAGCTCAGTAAATTCAAGCTCGGACTCATTATCTAAAAAGTCTTCTTCTAAATAATCTATATCAAGATCATTAAAATCAAGAATACTTTTAGATTGGGTAATTACTTCCTCTTGTTCTAAGACTTTTTCTTCTGGTGGTGAAACTATTAAAATGTTGTCTATCAAATCTAAAGATAAATCTAAAACCACTGGTTTACTAGGTGCATTCTCAAACACAGAAACTGTGGTTGCTTCAAAGGGTTTGTTAAGTATGACACTTCCTGTTGCAGTTATGACCTCAATTTCTCCACTAGATAATCCATATTTATCTGGTAAAAGAATGATTAAACTTTCACCTAGTTCATTTACAGTTGCTGTAAAGTCCGTGCCACGAATAGCAATATTGGCTGTGGGTGTTTTAAGAGATATATTTTGTTTATTGAGTTTGTTTACATTCCCAGAAATAAATCTGGTTGTGCCAAGAGCAAAGGTAAGAGCCATTTTAGACTTTGTAGGATTTGGGTCATAAATATATTCATTAATTAATAATTGACTATGTTCAGTAAGTTTTACAATTGAATCGTCAAGAAACGTAATAGCCATACGACCATTTGATGTGATGGCTTCATCATTGCTTTGTATATCAAAATCTACAAAAGCATCTAAGGGTTCATCCCTTACAATTTGTGCATTACCTCTTAACTCAGAGATATCACCTATATTAGCAACTTGTTGCTGTGCCTGAATCGTCTTGAACGATACAGATGCTGCTATTAGAAGTGTTAGTAATAAGTTTGAGATAATCCCTTGCAAGTGTAGATGATTGCGTAATATCAATATCATTTGAACTTCCGTCTAAATCTAAGTAAAAATATCCAGAGTCAGCAGATGTTGTTCCTGAATATCCACTAGCTATAAAATCTATTGCGTTGGAGCTTCCATTGATATCAAGATAATTTATTGCATTCTCATAATCAATATCAAAATCAAGAACGTTGCTGTCGCCTAAGATAACCCAGTCTAAATCAAGATAAGAAGAATCAGCATTTTCTGCTATTGCTATATCAAATTCATTGCTTGAACCTGTAACATCAATATTAAGATTTACATAATCAGCACTTATAAGACCTGTGCTATTCATAAGTATATCCATAATATTAGAATCACCATTCCACTCAAAATATCCAGTAAAATTATCACCATCAATAGCATCTGATCTAAAGATGTTTGAACTTCCTATTTGATTGATGTCAAGTGTCATTGAAACACCATCTAAATCTAAAGCAGTCATTGTGCCTGAAACAGCAGAAGTTCCACCAATTAAGTTAGAAGAACCAAGTTGGTCAAGGTCAATACTTGCTGAATTTCCAGATTGGTCAACGTAAATCTCATTGTCTGCAAAAACTGACAACGATAAAAATAAAACTAAGTTTAATAATTTATTCATATTTCCAGTACCCTCTTTCATAACCTATATTAATAAGTTCTAATACTGCACCTTCAATCGCTTTCATTAACGCAATTGTAGTGCTTTCATTAGAAGCAGAACCAATCTCTACTTCTACAAGTTCAGTACCCATCTCTATGAATTTAAAAACGTCTGTTGACTGTCCATAACTGTATATTGTTTTTTGAGACATAACTTCAATAAGTATCTCTCCTGTTGCAACTGACACCATGCGTAGACTTACAGTTACGGAATCTTGTCTATACTGCATACTTGAACCCAAACCAAGCCATCTTGCTCCAAGTCCTCCAGTTTGCAAGTTACTATCATAGCTTACAACTGCACCTTCAAGCAATACACCTGCAAAGAGCAAAGGTGAAAGCACGTTTTCGTCATCTAATTGCTCTCTTGTTGATCTAATAAGTTGTCTTTCTTTTGTCAGATTATCTAATCCTATCCTTTCAACTACACGGAAAAAATTACCATTTGATGCATGTTTTAAAGAACGAATAAGAATGGTGTAAGGTGCTTGGGTGATAGCAGAAGAAAAAAGAGCAAACTCACTATTACTCTTTCTTTGTCCTGTTTGGTCTGTAAAAGCTGTTGGATAAACTGCTACGACTGGTTTTATAAGGGGTGCTTGTGTGTAGAAAAGCTCTTTTGATTGTAAGTCAAATATAGAGTATTTATTTAGTCCTTTGCTTTCAAATCTTTCAGGTCGTGTATCTTTGACTACATCAAAGACTGCACAACTAGAAAGAGAAATCACCAAGAGGCAATTCAATAACAGTCGTAGTTCCATCATTAGAGTTAAAAATTGTAAGTATTATCATACCATCTACAATCTCATAAGAAATAATATTGCCTTCTAGTTCAAATGAACCTTCTGTTGACTGAGTTTCACCAAACATGTTTTCAACAATCTGTCTTGATATTTGTGCATAAATACGACTCTCTAGGTTTCTAATGAACCTCGCTAAAGTCGTATTTTCAGCATCTCTTTCAAGTTCATCTTGTAATAATTTCAATTCTTCCTTAATAGTCAATTTCCTTAAATGCTCTTGATTCTCAATGGTGAGATAGTGAGAACTTGTATTGATACCTGAAAAAGATGGAGACTTAAATTTAAAAGTTATTTGATCTGCATTTATATTTGATGCAAAAATTCCAATAATAAGAAATAAACCAACAATAGCCATCGCAATTGCAATACCTCTTTTTTCTATATTGTCCTGTGCAATCTTCAATTCTTTTTTGCTTGGTCTTCCTCTTTTTTTCTTAGTCTTTTCTTTGGTCATCTCTATCTGCCTTTGCTATCTTGTTGCTATCAATAAGCTGTGGCACTCCTAAAATAGTTTTAATTAACGTATCTTGTCTAATGATTTCATTATCTAAGCTACGCACCCTATCTATCAATGCTACTAAAATACCATGCTGTGAATCAAGTTTTGTGCCTAACCTTTCTTCCATCGCTGTAATAGATGTATTGACTTTATCATCAACAGTATCAAGTTTTGTCTCCATACCATCAATAATTCTGTTGATTAGCTTCCACACAAAAAGTCCAAGACCAAGTGCTGCAGCTATTGGAAAACCTAACTCGGTTATTAAAGCAACTGCTGATTCCATTCTTTATGACCAGATAGCTGTTGCCACAGTTTGCACTAAAGCATCTTCTCCACTCATATCTGTAGCTGAACCACCATCTTCAACAAACTTTGTAAAGTTCTTTACCTGTGTGCTTACAGAACCATCTAGACCTGCATCTGCACCTGTTCCAGTTAATGTATTGTTATATACAACCATTAATGTTGGGTGTTTTGCATTTGCTGTATCATCAGCAGAACTATCTGCTAATGGGTAAACTTCAATTCTTTGAACTGAAACTGTATTACTTATTGCCATATCTTACTCCTATAAAAAAAATATTATTATACACCACCACCACCACCGCCTGCTCCTCCACCTGCACCACCACCATGATTAGCTTGTAAATCAAGTAGTCGCCCAGAGGAATCTACAGAAGTTGTTGATGTTGGAAAAAATAGATTATCACTTCCAACTGTGAATCTAACTCTAAAACTAAAAGAAACTGGGTTAGTAGCTCTTACCCTTGCTGTTGGATTGCTTGAATTAGCTACTGCTTGCCAAGCAAAAGTTACAGCAGAGCCATTAGTCATACTTATAAAGCTATTGAAAGTTCCTGTGATACTTGAATTTGATCCTGCATCTACAATCGTTGCATTAGAAGTACATTTAATTTGAAAATCTACGCTGTTGCCTTCGCAATTAGTATAGTTAATAAATGTTGTTTGTTGGGAAAAGCCATCAACTGAATTTCCAGACGTGCTGACAAGTTGCACTCTGTTATTTGCAGTTTGTAGAGTTGCTACTACAGAACATGAGCTAGTCGGTGTAAAGGTTGCAGAGGTTGTGCAGTCTTCATCACCCCATTGGGTAAAAGGTGTTGTTGCACTATAGCTTCCTGCTGATACTGCTATATCAGAAGCACCTCTTAATTGCCCCATTAATATTTGTGTGCCAGAACTTGTATTTAGACCACCACCATTAAACTCTGGATGCGTATTAGTTATACCTCTTATATCAGCATCGTTTAAGGAAACCGAAGTGCCTGAAGAACCACCAACAAAAGTATGAACATCATTGAGAGTTAAATTCGTAAGATTTAAGAAATTAGGCACAGTCATCTAGCTTTGCCTTGAGTTCATCTATTTGTTCTTGTTGATCTTTTATAGCTTCTATTAAATAACCAACGAGGTTGCCATAAGCT